CGCGAGCACGCGCGCCAGGCCGTCGCCGTGGCTCATGCGCCTACCTCGCAGCCGGCCGACGCGAGGACGGCACGCGCCCGCTGGAGGGCGCCCGGCTCGTTCCAGGCGCGCGACAGGCCGCTCGGGTGCGGCAGGATGACCACTCGCGTCGCCAGGTTGAACGTGAACGGGTCGAAGGTGACGTCGAACGCCCCGCACACCTTCGACCCGCAGAGGACGATGACCGGCGGCTGCGCGTCCCCGGCGCACAGGTGCGTTGCGGTCGAGCGGGCCTCCGCGATCCGCCACGGTCCGGCGCACAGGTTCACGCGGTCGTAGGCCAGCAGGTACTGCCGCTCCGTGAGGCGCATGACCAGGTGGCACAGGCGCCAGCCGGCGCAGCGCGGCGGGTCCGGCCAGAGCGCGAACCGCGGGTCCCCGCCGTAGGGGTTGGACTCGCCGACCAGCAGGGGGCGCGGCAACCGCTCAGCCATCCCGCCTCCGCACCGCGACGATCACGTCCCGCACCCGCCGCACCGTCGCCTCCCGGCCGTCGCCGAACCGCACGCGACAGACGCTCGATCGGCCGGCGAGCAGGTGCAGCACGACCGCCCCGCGGCCCCGATACTTGACGCGCTGGCCGGGGGCCAGATGGCGGCGCAGGCGCGCGCGGGTCTGGGTCACGCCAGGGCCTCGATGGTCAGCTGCTCGGTCCCGCGCGCCGCCTCACTCTCCGCAGCCGCCACGTTCTTGACCATCTGGCGGAAGTAAGACGGCTTCAACTCGACACCTATCCCGCGCCGGCCGAGCCGCACCGCCTCGTAGACCGTCGAGCCGACGCCAGCAAACGGGTCAGCGACCACCTCGCCGGGGTTGCTCCACAGGTGCAGGAGCCGCTCGATCACGTCGCGCTGCAACGGGTGGACGTGCTTCTCGTCCTGCTCGTCCCGCGCCGGCTTGAACGGCAGCACGCGGTCAACGCGCACGTCGTCCCAGAACGAACTCGCGTACTGCCGCCAAATCCAATGACTGTACAGGTTCTCGGTCTGCTTGCCCTTCCAGCCGCGATAGCTCAGCAGCTCCTTCGGGATCTCCCGTTCGCCGGCGTACTCCATCAGCCCCTGCGGGTGCGTGATCGGCACCGGATTGACGCCCTTGCGGCGGAAAACCAACAGGTAGTCGGCGGAGGCGACGGTGCAGCGGCTGCTGTCATTGACGATCTGCTGGTGGGCGAGCGCCTTGGTCATCGTGCGGTTTCTGACCGCAAGCGGCTCCTTCCAAGCGTGGTACCGCGCGACGTGGCGCCAGCCAGCCTTGTTGTGGGCGCGGATGATCTGGCCCGGGAAGTCCACCAGCCAGTCATTACCGGTGTTGCCGCTCGGAATGTCGGTGCAGTGGACGCAGGTTTCTCGGCCCGGCATCGTGACGCGGAACAGCTCGCGGAGGATGAAGGCGTAGTGCCGCCAGAATTCCTGATAGGTGCGGGCGTTCGAGAGGTCGCGCGGGGAGCTGCTGTAGTGGTACAGCGCACCGCCGCCCTCGGTGGCGAACGGCGGGGAGTAAATGGACAGGTGGATGCTGCCGGCGGGAAGCGTCGGCAAGACTTCCATCGCGTCGCCGCAGTACAGGGCGTAGCGATCGGTCAGGAGTTGGTCGGCGATCGGCATTTACTCCCAACCCTTCGCTGGCTTGAAGATTCCCGGACACGGCGAGCCGTACATGCTGTCGTGTTTCTTTGGCTTTCGCAGCGAACCGTCGCCGCCACGAGGAATCTCAGTGGCGCACCATTCATCGCAAACGCAACAGACCGCTTTCACTGTGCGAGCCACGCCGGCACCTCCGTCTCCACCTGGTAGTCCACCCCGCGCTCGATGCGCAGCGCGTCGTTCATGTGCGCCACCAACTCGGTGAACATCCGGTCGGCCGCCGCGCTCTTGCGCCGCAGGTTCTCCCGGATGCCGGCCTCGCCCTCGGTCGCGACCAGATCCACCGTCACGGGCCGCGTCTGGCCGAAGCGCCAGCAGCGCCGCACGGCCTGGTAGTACTGCTCGTAGCTGTGACTGGCGAACGTGACGACGTGCGCGCAGTGCTGCCAGTTCAATCCGAACGCACCGATCTTGGGCTTGATGACCAGGACCCGCAGCTGGCCGGCGGAGAACGCCTCGTAAGCTTCCTCCTTCTCCTCGTCGCTGTGGCGGCCGGCGATCTGGCGCGCGTCGGGAATCAGCTCAGCGAGCAGGTCACCTTCCGGGTTGAGGTGGCACCAGACCACCGCCGACTGCCCGTCGTCCACCAACTCCGCGACCCGCTCGCATCGCTCCCGCAGCGTCCGGCGTCGCTCCTCGCGCTCCTCCCGCAGGCCCTGCGCCGCCATCGGAAACAGCATCCCGGGCGCCAGCGTTCGCGCCTTGACGATGTGCTCATTCTCGATCAGCGGCGGCAGGGCGAACCCGGCGTCGGAGAACCCGAGGTCGGACGGTCGCCGGCAGGCCCGCGCCCACGAGCACACCCACCGCCAGAACGGCTCCTGCGCGTGACCCTTGAAGCGCCACTTTGGGGGACCGACACCGCCGCCCATGCGACCAGCCCAGGACCGCTTCATCGCCACGTTGTTCTGATCGTTCTTGAAGAACCGCGTCAGCATGTCCACCAGGCCGAGCTGCCCGAGCGCCTCGCTGCTCGTCCCGAGTTCAGTGTAGTCGTTCGGCGCGGCCGTCGCGGTGCACAGCAGCCGGTAGGGGATGGTGCGCAGGAACTCGGTCACGGCCGCGCGGCGCTTGCCGTCGAAGCCCTTGATCGCGCTCGACTCGTCGCAGACCACGCCAGCGAAGTCGCGCGGATTGTAGTGGTGCAGCTTCTCGTAGTTGGTGACCAGGATCACCGGGAACACCTCGCGCACCGGCTCTGAACGGCTGGCGCGGATGGCCTTGATCCCAAACTTCTCCGCCTCGCGCACCGTCTGCTGCGCGACCGCCAGCGGCGTCAGGATCAGCACCGGCCGGTTAGTGTGCTCGAGGACGTTCTGCGCCCACACCAGTTGCATTGGCGTCTTGCCCAACCCGCAGTCCGCGAAGATCCCGCCGCGCCCCTTGCGGATCGCCCACTCCGTCAGCGCCGCCTGGAACGGAAACAGGTCGGGGTGCAACCAGATCGGCTCGAACCCGGCGTCCTCGCCGAGCTGCTCCTTGGCGCGCAGGAAGGTGGCGTAGTCGGTGGTCACTTCGGCGGCTCCGAATCGTTGTAGATATAAACCTGCTCAACTTCAACGCGGACCTTGTGGTTCATCCTGCGAGCGTGCCGCACCGCCCTCTCGCGCGCACTCCTCGAGTCCTTACCGGCAGCCTCCCACCGCTTGCCGCAAGCCTCGCATTCTGCCAGGATGCATGGCCACGTGTGCCAATCGCTCACCGCCGCCCCCTCCCGCCAGTCTCCTCGTCCCACTGCCGCAGCCACATGTTAGCGAGCGTCTGCGTGGCGCTGATCTGACTCTTGATCGAGTCCACCGCCGCGAGCCCCCGCGCCCGCTGCTCCTCCGCCGTGTCGAGCTGCGCCCGCAGCTCCCGGGTGTCCGCCGCGACCCGCTCGCGCGCCACCGTGACGCCGTGCCGGGCCAGCACGGTCC